TTTGAAATGTGCTCTTAAACACTATGGATTTATAACCACCAATCCGCCTAATTCAGACCATTGGATTGCTAAACGATTCGGTGTAAACAATAATGATTACTTTAAGATACACGCTACAAGTTATGATAATCCGACATTACCGGCTGATTACATAAAGAACCTTGAAGCAATGCCAGAGGCGTGGCGAAGAAAGTATTTATTTGGCGAGTTCGGATTTTTACAATATGGATTTCCCGTTTACAGTAATTACAATGAAAAATTACATCTTAAAGATTTACAATATAATAACGGACTAAGTGTAATACGGAGTTGGGATTTCGGCTGGCACCATCCCGCGGTTTTGTATATACAAACGGATGCTGATATGCGGTCATATTTTCTTGAAGAACAATTCGGTGATAAGATTTATATTGAGGACTTTGCTGATAGAGTTATATTCAATTCCAATAAAAATTATCCTGATGCTAATTTTATTGATTACGGCGACCCTGCCGGTAATCAAAAGAGTGATAAATCCAAAAGGACATCAATAGAAATCTTAAAAGAAAAAGGTATAAAAGTAAAATCACGCCGGTCGTTAGTTGCTAAAGGTATTGACTTAATGGAAAAAAGAATGGCAATGCTCATAGCGGGTGAGCCTGCAATACAAATAGATAAAAATAAATGTCGGATATTTACCGAAGGCCTTGCGGGTGGTTATCATTATGCTAAAAATCAAGAAGGGATACCTGAAGTTGAGCCGGCAAAAGACGGTTACTACGAACATTTTGCTGACTGTGCGAGATATTATATTGAAAACACATTTGGGAATAAATTAGATGACAAAAAGTTTAACCATATAAAAGTAAAGGAGCCATCGTGGCAAACTGGACAGCCCCTGCATTAGCAAGCAATATAACCTGGACTAATTTGTCTGCCCCGATATTATGGGATGAACCTGTTAAAGTTTATGGAACCGGTGTTTTTGGAACAAGAGAATTTGGACAAAGTATAAAACATCCTGATAGAGATTTAATATCTTTATATTCTTTCGGAATAGGAATATTCGGCACAAGAATATATGGACAAAACGCAGTATCAATTGAACAATGGAAAAACTATTTATATTTTGGTTTTGGTAAATACGGTGTAACTCCGTTCGGACAGGGACCATATAGCGAAGGTGTATTTGATAGTGTTGCTGGAGTAGAATAATTTATGAATAAAAAAAAGAACACAGTAGCAGATTTGTTAACTGAAAAAAAAGAAGTTCAACCGCAAGACGAAATATTGCAGATAAGTTTAAGTTATTGGAATGAGGCCAAGGATTTGAAAGAACCTATAAAGAAGACCTGGGATGCGATGTGGCAACTTTACAATAATGTTTATGACTTTTCCGAAAAATCACCCTGGCAATCAAAAACAATTATTCCTAAATTACCATCAGCGGTAAAAGGTGCTTCAGCACTTTTGAAGCGGTCTTTAATAAGAGCAAAGATATTTTTTACTTTGGTGATAACAAAAATGGAATGGGAAATATATAAGCCAGCGTTAATTAAAAATTTATTTGCACAATTACGCAAATGTAAATTTGTTTCAAATTTTATTGAAAGTTTGAATGCCGGACTTTTATCATCTTTAATGATATTTAAGGTTTATTGGGAACCTGCATATAGTGAAGATGAAATGACGGGAACTATTCAACCTGCTGAAGGAATAAATCTTGAAAAGAAACCATCGGCAACACAAAATGTTTTGCAACAGGTTTTAGGAAGTATGGGAATTGAGCAGAAAAAAAAACTTGAAGAAGGAAGATTAAGAGTTGACCCCATAGACCCATATGATTTCTTTATAGGGCCAAGGAAACAATATTGTATTCATAGATATAAAATAGAATTATATAAATTAAAAGAATTGGCAGAAATTAAAGCCAATAAATATGAAACGGAAATTGTTGACCAGTTGGAAGCTGGTATATCAACTGAACTTGCTGATTATGAAAAGTTAAAACGTGAAGGCAAAAATCCGCAACCACTATCGGCTGTAAAAACTGTTACTGTAAAAGAATTTTGGGGGAATGTAGTTGATGCAAAGGGTGAATTGGTCAAACGTAATTGCACCTGGTCTATTGTAAATGATAGTTATGTATTAAGAAAACCTATTGCAAATGAGTTTTTACACGGGCTATGGCCGTTTGTTTATGGACCGCTGGTAAGAAAACCTTTTAGTGATTATCATAAAGGATTTTTTGAAGATGGGTATTCATTGGCGAAATCATTAACGGATACATATAATATTACGGCCGATACGAATGCTTTCGCCAGTTTGAATGCTTTTGAAATTGATGTTGACCAAATACACGACCCTGAACAATTAAAAACTGGAATTTATCCTGGCAAAGTTCTCGTAAAATCAAGCGGTGGTATTGCTAATTTACCGCTTGTCAGAGAAATAGGTTTAGGAAAATTTAATCCGCAGAATTTAAGGTTATATCAGGAAGCAGATAGAGAGTGGCAGAATTCAAATGGATTAACTGAATTTTTAATGGGAAAACCAGCTTCACGCGGTCGCCCTACTGCTACCGAAGTTACAGAAAAAGGACAACAGGCTGCATCTCAAATTGAAGATTTAGCTCTGGATGTAGAGGATTATATTTTTGTTCCTTTACTGGAAATGATAATTGCTGTTTTAATTCAGTATCAAAGAGATTTTTCTGATTTAAGATTATTAAAATTCAATGAAGAAAATATAGAATTTATGGAAGCACTTGCTTTTATGAGCGATAAAGAAAAACGCAAGTTATTCAAAGATAAAGTTTTTCAATTTGATGCTCGTGGAATGTCAGATGTTATAAATAAATCGGGTAATTACCAAAAAGTTCAAGCATTTTTGGGGCTTGTCAAAGATATACCTGCAATAGCAGAACAATTAAAACTTGATTATTTTGTTAAATTACTTATAGAAGGTATGGATTGGGACCCTGACGATGTTAAAAAAACACCCGAAGAAATGCAAGCCCAACGGCAAGCGCAGCAACAAGCTCAGATGCAAGCGCAACAGCAACAACAACAAGCGGCACAGGCGCAAGCACAACAACAGGCGCAACAAACACAACAACAATTACAACAACAGGCATTATTGCATCAACAGGAAATATCACAACAAGAGGAAACTCATCGGCAAAAAATGACACATCAAGAACAAGTCCATCAATTAACACTACTTCAAAAACAGATAATGGCTGGAGGTAAATCAGTATGAAAATAGGACGCACTAAATTACGGATGAGTTCAGGTAAGATTAGGCATTTCAAGTCCCAAGGTGCACGGGATAGATTTGAAAAATATGCGCGGGCGTGGAAACACGGTTGGCGACCGCACGGTAGTGGAGTATTCACCGATAAAGATATTATGCGCGGATATAAATTGCTAAAATAGGAGGGAATATGGCAGAAAATAAAAAGTTATTGAAGTGGCGGAAAGCCCAAAAACGTGGAGCAATAATGAAACCCAAAACCTTTTCTAAAATAGAACAGGCAGCAGAAGACAAATATGGAAAAGAAAGAGCACAAAAAATAGCGGGTGCTGCATATTGGAAAACTGCCAAAGCAAAATTTAGAGGTAGTGCTCGTGGAAGTGGACAGTTTACTGATGAAGATTTGATTCGTGGATATAAATTGATAAAATGAGAATACTATGATTAAAAGCAAATTATCAGATAAAGAACTTTTGGGATTAACGGACAGCGTTGAAAAATATTTACAGAATTATTTTAGGCGGAAAAAAGACACCACTATTAGAGCGATAGTTAATTGTCCACCTGATTTGAATACTTTATTACAGTTGCAACAGCAATTAAAGGCTATATTGGCGCTTGAACAAGAAGTTCTAATTGACCGCATCCGTGCTACATCTGATAAGGGGAAATAAATTATGCCAAACCTAAACCGTCCGCTTAATGGACGGGACTTTAGAATAGAGGAGGAAGTATGGCACCAGAAGTTAAGGTCCCACCGGTAACGACGCCTACG